CATTAATGAATTTGAATTACTAAAGGGGAGTGGATTTTCAGGCACAATAGACAACATATCAGTAAAAGACATTACATTTAGTGAAGAAGTAGATTTAGCTAGAATAAACTATGATAGTAATGGAGATAATGGTCATATATTGTTAGAGCCTACTTCTACTAATCTTGTTACTTATAGTGAGGATTTTGAGGATAGTTCTTGGAGTAATGCAAGTGTAGGAACTACTCCAACTTTAGAGGGTGGTTATACTGCACCTGATGGTAGCAATAATGCATATAAAATATCTAACGCAAATCAAGATAGCTTTTGGTATACAGGTGTTGGAACGATTGCTGATTATTCTAGGACAATATGGGCAAGAACTGTAAGTGGAACGGGAACTGCTCAATTAACATCACATAACTCTAATACTAACAATACTTTTAACTTAACAGAAGCTTGGCAGAGATTTGAGGTAAATTCTACAACTTCATCAATAGGAGAGCAAAGTTTTTATGCAGTAGATTTTAGAGGTAGTGGAACTCTTACAGAGTTGTTAGTATGGGGTGGTCAAGTAGAAGCCTTACCCTACGCTACATCATACATACCAACACTAACAGGTAGTACTGTTACAAGAGCAACAGAAACACTAAATGGTAGTGGTAATAGTACATTGATAAATAGTACAGAGGGTGTGTTATATGCAGAGATAGCTACTCTATCAGAGGAAGATAAAGCTGTTGGTAGTCAGATTGCGATAAGCGATGGTACTACTGATAAAAGGGTTCTTATATTCTCAAGCGCTGCTAGTGGAAGCGAAGGTGACATAAAAGTAGCTATAGTCAAAAGTTCAACAGAGTCTGAGGAGAGGATTGCTTTAGATAACTCTTCTGCCACTGATTTAGCTTCTTTCAACAAAATAGCTATTGGTTATAAGTCTGGAGAAAATGTTTTATTTGTTAACGGTTCTAAAATAACAGGGGCTAATACTGATTTTGAAACATTTGCTTTTGACTTCAGCTCTGCTTTAAATAATTTAGAGTTTTCTGATGGTTCTGGAAGTAATTCTTTTAGGGGAAAATGCAAAGCACTAGCAATATTTAATGAGGCTTTAAGTGATGACGAACTAGAATTACTAACAGGTGTAACTAACTATGGTTCATTCGGAGCATTAGCTGCCGCTGACGGATATACAATTATATAATGGGAAAAGGTATAGTAAAATTAGGAGAAGGTAATTGGGCAGTTAAAGATGGTAATTTACTAGCTGCTAAAGAAACTAATGGTAGATTTAAGAATGCAGAGTTTACTGTTGATAGAGGTACAGATGCTACTTATGTAGGGCGTGATGGTCTTATAGTTAATGAAACGGGTGATGATACCCCTCGTATAGACTTTACAGATAATACTGATGGTCATTTATTACTTGAACCACAGAGTACTAATCTTGTCACTTATAGTGAGGATTTTGAGCAATGGCAATCATTTGGTAGTATAACTATTAATTCTAATTTTGCTACTTCTCCAGACGGAACACAAAACGCAAGTAGATTGCAATGGACTAACGCTACTAATTATATATATCAATCATTATCTCATATAGGTAATGACCACACGTTGTCTATTTATATGAAAAGTAATACTGCTTCAAGTCAATCAGTTAGACTTTTTATGGACAATGGCGCACAAGGACAAGATGCTAATGTAACAACTGAATGGCAAAGATTTACATTTAGCAACTCCTCTGCTACAACACAAAGTAATAGAAATGTAGGATTAATTAAATCTGGTACTCAAGTTGGAGATTTAGATATTTTAATCGCTTTTGCTCAATTTGAAGCCTTACCCTACGCATCTTCTTACATACCTACTAATGGCTCAACAGTAACTAGAGATGCAGAAACTTGCACAGGTGCGGGTTCATCTGCTGACTTTAATAGTGAAGAGGGAGTGTTGTATGCAGAGATAGCTGCTTTAGCTAATGATGGAACAAGTAGAAGAATATCTTTATCAAACGGAAGCATATCTAATAGAGTATCTTTAGAAATTGATGAAACTGCTAATAGAATAAGAGTTCATATTAACGCATCTTTAATAACTTATGATGCTTCTGATTTAACTTCATTCAACAAAATAGCAGTAAAATATAAAGTTAATGACCATGCTTTATGGCTTAACGGAGTAGAAGTAGCAACATCTTCAAGTTCTGAACAACCAAGTGGAATGAATGTTTTATCATTTACTAATCCTACAGAAGCACAAGTTTTCTACGGTAAATGCAAAGCAATAAGAGTATATAAAGAAGCGTTAAGCGATACAGATTTACAAAATTTAACAAGTTAATTATGAATAAAATAGGAAAATACGAGTTTACAAACGAATCTACAGCTAAAAGTAAAATAGCTGCATTAGGCACTGCTACAGATGAAGATGGTAATACATACCCAACTCATAAGCATTGCATCGTTGAATTAGGTAACATTGTGATTACACCAGGTGATTATGATGAGGAAGGCGGCGAGCTTGCTCCACCTGTTAAATCTGTAATGTATCACGTAGATGTATTGTGGAAAGATCTGACAATCAACGAAGACGGTGATTTAGACGGCGACCACGACGCTTGGGACGAGTACAAGGTAGATTTAGATGGTGAAGGTGTTCACAGCTTCTTAGGATTGTCCTATGTGGACATGAAAGTATAAAGTATTATTAATTAAATTAAATTAAATCATGGCAAAAAGAAAGACGCCAAAGGTGGCTAATCTCCGCCCAGAAAAAATTAGTGACGAGCAGTTACAGAAAATGCAGTCATTAGTTAAAGCGATAAGCTCCACTCAAAACGAAGTTGGAGTTTTAGAAACAAGAAAACACAACTTACTTCATCAAGTGTTTGAGCTGCAAGATCTTCTAGCAAAACTTCAAGAAGAGTTACAGAAAGACTACGGCACCACAGATATTAGCATTGCTGATGGTAGTATAAACTACAAGGAAAATGGGCAAGCTGATTCGTAAAATAACTATAGGTAAAGATTACAAAATTGACGCTATGCACTATTCTGTTAATCAGGAAGTGTATGGTGGTCATACTATTTGTAATATATTAGAAGAAAAGGATAAATACAGCATATATATTAAAAAAGGTAGCGATGTTTTACCTTGGAAAGACTTTAATAAAAATATGGCTATATCTGTTGAGTATAACCTAGAATACTAATGCAAGCGCTACACGATTATATTATAAAACCTAAAGGTGGTAGATATAATAACTCTACGGATGTTGACGGTAAAAACTTAATACTAAATACAGAGGTTTTTAATCATCAATACGTTAATAGAGAAGCTGAGGTTTTAGCTGTACCAGCTATTGGAGATACTGATATTAAGGTTGGTGACACTGTTATAGTTCATCACAATGTTTTTAGACGTTGGCATAACATTAGAGGAGAAGAAAAAAATAGTAGGAGCTACTTTGAGGAAGATAAATACTTTGTTACAGAGGATCAAGTATTTGCATACAAAGAAAATGATAAGTGGAAACCTTTGAAAGGCTATTGCTTTGTAAAACCTATCAAGAACAAAGACATGTTTAGCGAAGCTAAAGAAAGACCTTTGATTGGTATAGTGAAATACACTGATGGGTCTGTAGACGTAGGCGATTTAGTAGGTTATGAACCATACAATGAATTTGAATTTATCGTAGATAACCAAAGACTATATAGAGTTTTATCTAACGACATAAATGTAATATATGAATATCAAGGAGACGAAGAAGAGTATAATCCAAGCTGGACATAAAGCAGTTGAAGAACTCATCAAAGTGGCTAAAGAGGCTATCGTTGATAGTGGCGATGATATTACTGCTGACAGACTTAAAAACGCCGCTGCGACGAAGAAACTCGCTATATTTGATGCATTCGAAATACTTAACAGAATACAAGAGGAAGAGGCGATACTCAATGGAAAAGAATCTGAGAAGAAAGAAGAACGTGTATTTAAAGGATTTGCTGAAGGACGATCTAAATGAGTTACGAGCAGACACTATATAAGATAATTGAACCTGTCAGGTCAAACACCATAAAAAGGCTTAACAAGTCTAAGAAGTGGAAATACGGTTATGACAAAGAAAATGATATTGTAGTAATATCTAAGACTGGTCAAATCGGTGAGATATATGATATACAAGGTCTTAAGATAGCTTTGCCACTAGCCCCAAAAAATATATATAAAAACAATAAAGATAAATGGGTTGCCTTCGATCAACCTAAAGAACTTAGCAAGCTAAAAAGTATATTCGACTGGAAGAACTACCCTGAAGAGCAAAAGGACAAATGGTTTGACTACATAGACGAAGAGTTTAGACGTCGCGACGATGGCTTTTGGTTTAGCAATAACGGTAAGCCAACTTATATTGTAGGTACTCATTATATGTACTTACAGTGGACTAAGATTGATGTCGGTCGTCCTGACTTTCGTGAAGCTAATAGATTATTCTTTTTATTTTGGGAAGCTTGCAAGGCTGACATTAGAAGTTACGGCATGTGTTACCTTAAAAACAGACGTTCTGGTTTTTCTTTTATGTCTTCTGCTGAAACTGTAAATCAAGCTACAATATCTAGTGACAGCCGTTTTGGTATACTATCAAAGTCTGGTGCCGATGCTAAGAAGATGTTTACAGACAAGGTTGTACCTATATCAATTAACTACCCTTTCTTTTTTAAACCTATTCAAGATGGTATGGATAGACCTAAAACTGAGCTTGCTTACCGTGTGCCAGCTAGTAAACTTACTAGACGTAAAATAACATCAAATGAAAAGCTTGAAGAGCTCGCAGGGTTAGATACTACTATTGACTGGAAAAACACAGGAGACAACAGCTATGATGGTGAAAAACTAGCGCTACTAGTACATGATGAAAGTGGTAAGTGGGATAAGCCTGATAATATACTAAACAACTGGCGTGTAACTAAAACTTGTCTTAGATTAGGTAGCAAGGTCATCGGTAAATGTATGATGGGATCAACATCTAATGCCTTAGATAAAGGTGGTGAAAACTTTAAAAAATTGTATAACGACAGCGATGTCACAAAACGAAATAGAAATGGTCAAACAAAATCTGGTTTATATGCTTTGTTTATTCCAATGGAATGGAACTTTGAAGGATTTATTGATGAGTATGGACAGCCTGTCTTCACTACTCCAGGACGAGATGTTTATGGACCAGACGGTGAACTAATAGACATTGGCGTTATAGACCATTGGGATAATGAGGTAGATGGATTAAAAGACGATCAAGATGCTTTAAATGAATTTTATCGTCAGTTTCCAAGGACTACAGAGCATGCTTTTAGAGATGAAACTAAAAACAGTCTGTTTAACTTATCTAAGATATATGAGCAAATAGATTATAACGAAGGGCACAGAAACTCTTCTGTTGTAACTACAGGATCATTTCAATGGGTTAACGGTGTTAAAGACACTCAAGTGTTATTTACTCCAGACCCAAACGGTAGGTTTAAAGTAAGCTGGGTTCCAGATAGAAATCTACAAAATAGAGTGATACTTAAAAATGGAATTAAATACCCAGGAAACGAACATGTTGGAGCTTTTGGTTGCGATAGTTATGATATTAGTGGCACAGTTGATGGTCGAGGATCCAACGGATCTCTTCATGGACTGACTAAGTTTAGTATGGAGTCAGCTCCTGCTAATACGTTTTTCTTGGAGTATGTTGCTAGACCACAGACCGCTGAGATATTCTTTGAGGATATACTAATGGCTTGCATATTTTATGGTATGCCGATATTAGCAGAGAACAATAAACCACGATTACTATACTACTTCAAGCGAAGAGGCTACAGAGGGTTTAGTATGAATAGACCAGACAAAGTTTGGAACAAATTATCTACAACTGAAAAAGAAATAGGTGGTATGCCAAACTCTAGTGAAGACATAAAGCAGGCTCATGCAGCAGCAATTGAAATGTACATTAACGATCACGTTGGGATAAAGCAAGAAGGTGATTATGGTACGATGTATTTTAATGAAACGCTGAACGACTGGGCTAAGTTTGACATAAACAAAAGAACAAAGCATGATGCTTCGATTAGTTCTGGTTTGGCTATAATGGCTTGTAATAGGCATTTGTACAAACCTGTGGCTAACAACAAAAGTAATAAGGTTAATATAAGTATGGCTAGATATACGAACGACGGTTTTTCGTCACAAATAATTAAAAATTAAGCATGGCTGATTCAGTTATAAAAAGTTATTTCCCAAGTCAAGTAGTTAGCGATATTGAAAAAGTTAGCTACGACTACGGTATGAAAGTTGCTAAAGCTATTGAGAGCGAATGGTTTAGTGACGGCTACAATAATAGATACCTCAACAATCAAAACAATTTTCACAGCTTAAGACTATACGCTAGAGGTGAGCAGTCTATACAGAAATATAAAGATGAATTATCTATCAATGGTGACTTGTCTTATTTAAACTTAGACTGGAAGCCTGTACCTATCATACCTAAGTTTGTAGATATAGTAGTTAATGGTATATCTGAAAGAACTTACGATATTAAAGCTTATTCTCAAGATCCATTCGGCGTTCAAAAAAGAACAGAGTATATGCAGTCTATACTAGATGACATGCGTACTCAAGAAATAAACAATTTTGCTGAAGAGGCTTTTGGTATAAATCTATACGCTAATGACCCAGAGACAATGCCTCAAAACGAAGACGAACTAGCACTTCACATGCAGATGTCTTACAAGCAGTCTGTTGAGCTAGCAGAAGAGCAGGCTATAAACGTACTGTTTGAAGGCAATAGATATGAGCTTACGAAAAAGAGATTTAACTACGATTTAGTCACTATAGGTATTGGTGCTGTTAAAACTTCTTTCAACTCATCTGAAGGCGTTGTTATAGACTATGTAGATCCAGAGAACTTAGTGTACTCTTACACTGACTCACCATACTTTGAAGATGTATATTACGTGGGTGAAGTAAAAACCATACCTATTAACGAACTGACTAAGCAGTTCCCACACTTAACTCAAGAAGATTTAGAAGATATAAATAAAAATAGCGCTAGAGACGACGGTAGATATAATACCAGAATGTCTGGCAATAGTAGGTACACTGATAACAACCAAGTTTCGGTATTATACTTTAACTATAAAACGTATATGAACGAAGTATACAAGGTTAAAGAAACAGGTAGTGGTGCTGAGAGAGCTATAGAGAAAGATGACACGTTTAATCCTCCTGAAGATATGGAGGCGAACTTCAGTAAGGTTAGTAAGTCTGTGGAGGTGTTATACGAAGGAGCTAAAATACTAGGTACAGAAAAATTACTTAAATGGGAGATGTCTAAGAACATGATGCGACCTAAGAGTGATTATACTAAGGTTAAAATGAATTATTCTATTGTAGCGCCTAGGATGTACAATGGTAAAATAGAATCATTAGTTAGTCGTATTACAGGGTTTGCTGATATGATTCAGTTGACACACTTAAAGTTACAACAGGTAATGTCAAGACTTGTGCCTGATGGAGTTTATTTAGATGCTGATGGTTTAGCTGAAATAGATTTAGGTAATGGAACAAACTATAATCCACAAGAAGCTTTAAACATGTTCTTCCAAACAGGTTCTGTTATTGGTAGATCAATGACTGCTGATGGTGATATGAATCCAGGTCGAGTACCTATTCAAGAAATATCATCTGGTAGTGGTGGTGCTAAAATGCAAAGCTTGATTGGTACATACAACTATTACCTTCAAATGATTCGTGACACAACGGGACTGAATGAAGCTAGAGATGGTAGTACACCAGATAAAAATGCTTTAGTAGGTGTTCAAAAGTTAGCCGCTGCTAATTCAAACACGGCAACTAGACACATACTTCAAGCTGGATTATTCTTAACGTCTGAAGTAGCTGAAGCCTTATCGCTTAGAATCTCTGATATTATAGAGTACTCACCAACAAAAGATGCTTTTATACAAGCTATTGGTGCTCACAAC